ACCTCTCACTTCTTGTAAAGTATCGGATTCGTGCTGGGGTCGTTATACATCTTCATCTGGCGATATACCTTCATGTATTTGCGGCCTGCCTCAATGTCCTCCAGCAGCTGGTCAATGGCTGTTGACAGGTCCACTTGCTGTTCCAGCAGCACGTCAAGTTTTGCCTTGCATTTGTCAATGTGCTCCTGGTCAGTATCCGTGCGCTCCGTCTGCTCTTTCATGTGCCATATCTTCAAGGCCAGGATGCTCAGACGGTCGATGGCCCAAGCGGGGCTCTCGGTGTTCAGGCGTGCTTCAGGTTGTATGGTGACGTCAGAATAAAGGTGACGGAAATAACTGTCAATCTCTTCCACCAGGTCGGTGCGGTCTTGGTTCGAACGGTCGATGCGGCGCTTCAACCCTAATGCCTCGTTAGGGTCTATATGGGGATCTCGTATGATGTCCTCCAAGTGCCATTGTACGGTGTCAATCCAACATTTCAAATAGAGTCTGTACTCAATGGAGTCGCGCTCATAAGGATTGTTGATTGGTGTGTCTACATGGTCCTTCAAATGATAATCACGAATGGCCTGATTGAAGACCTTATTAGCTTCTTTTGTGAATGACATATAACTTTTGTGTTTACGTTTATGCGGCAAAGATACGCAGAATCTCCGATATATCAAAATATTTTCATATTTTTTGTTTTTTGATGCAGTTTTATTACACAACTTGCAAAAAATTTTTTTTGAAAAATGCAAAACAGCCTACATGCCTACATAGAATCGGACTCAAATGCCGATAGACAAAGGAAAGTAGCGGTTGTCAAGCCTACACAAAGCCTACACAAAGCCTACACTAAGCCTACACAATTCCTACATAAAGCCTACACAAAGCCTACACAATTCCTACACAAAGCCTACATAGGCTTCCCGCAAAATGTAAATCCTAAACCAGGAAAATCTCCCTTTAGTCCTTTCTTCTAAATTCTCTAGAGAATTTGAGCATTCCCTCGCCTACCAGCAAAAGCTACATCGTATAGTAAGCTGAAAATTCTCTAGAGAATTTCACTACTACCCTTCATGCTAATCCTTCCGATTCCTTGTTTCCATTTCTGCTCCCTCGTATAGTAGCCCTTCCTATTTCGAGTGTTTTTTGCCGAAAAACCTCAAAATCATGTAGGCTTTGTGTAGGCTCAGTGTAGGCTCAGTGTAGGCTCAGTGTAGGCTTGTTTTTTCACAATCAACTAATAATCAACCGATTAAGTAAAATCTGTGTAGGCATGTAGGCTATTTCTTATTTTTCAAAAATATTTTTTGCAAAAACAACTTTCAAGAGTCCGACCATTTTGTGTACTATCACACATTTTCCAAGAAAATTTGTTTAATTACAAAACTTTTCGTATCTTTGCCCCTTGAATGCTGGCGCAAACCTCGGTGGAGGAGCCGGTGTGACATTGTGGTAAAAAAGAAAGAAGCGTTATGCTCATCTTGTATCTAGAAACCTGAGAAATTTCAAAGTACGACAAGAGAACATGATAGCTTCCACGTATAGGCGTGGAATGTTATCCAATCTCCCGTACAAGGTTTTCTCAGGACCTCTAGATGAAGATGTGGACATACAGTTCCACGCTTCATACATTAATAAAATTGTCTTCTATGGAGCTGAGAAGATAGAGGTTAGTTATAAAAGACTATGGATTTTAAAGATTCTATTTTTCAATTGGCAAAGCGAGTATCTGACCTGAAAGAATCTATCCTTACGGAAGAGGCCACCAAAAATGCATTTATTATGCCTTTTATTCAAATGTTGGGTTATGATGTATTCAATCCGTTAGAGGTTGTTCCAGAGATGGATTGTGACATCGTAAAAAAGAAGGGTGAGAAGATAGACTATGCTATCATGAAGGATGGTTCACCTATTATGTTAATAGAATGTAAGCACTGGAAGCAGGACTTGAATCTACATGACAATCAACTGAAAAGATATTATGTTGCTTCAAAGGCAAAGTTCGGTTTGTTGACGAATGGTATTATCTATAGGTTTTATACTGACTTGATTAAAGAAAACATAATGGATGATATACCTTTCCTTGAGATTAATCTGGAGAAGCTTCGTGAGTCACAAATCGAGGAAGTAAAGAAATTCTGCAAGGAGAATTTTGACCTGGACAATATTCTGAGTAGTGCCAATGAATTGAAGTACATGTCGGAAGTAAAGAAGGTTATTCGCTCAGAATTTACTGAACCCTCACCAGAACTTGTTAAGCTGCTGACAAAACGAGTTTACGAAGGCATTGTCACTCAGAAAGTGCTTGACCAGTTTACCGACATTGTACTACGGGCATTACAGAGTCATATTAATGATGTAATGAGCGAAAAGCTTGGTATTGCAATTAAAGCTACGGAAACAGCAGGAGCACCCGTTCAAGTTCCCTCTGCAACTACAGAGCAGAAAGATGAAGAGTCTGTGAAGGAGGACGAAAAAACTTCCAAGATTAATACTACCGTAGAGGAAATGGAGGGATACTACATTGTAAAAAGTATTGTATGCGAAATCATAGCTGCCAAGCGTGTAACCTATCGCGATTCTCAGTCATATTTTGCTATCTTTGCAGACGATAATAATCGAAAACCCATTTGCCGTTTACATTTCAATAATCCAAGCAACAAGCGTATCGGATTCGTCGATGAAAATAAAAATGAACAAATGGAGACAATAGAGAAATTAGATGACATTTATAGTTTTAAAAAACAACTGTTAGAGGCAGCTAAACGATACGTCTAAATGTATTTGGTAAAGCGTTTTTTTTCAAATGAACATATAATGTTAGTGTTGGTTCTAATCAATACTGGCATTATCTTTATTAGTGGTTTAATTCCTAGTCATGGAGATATACTGCTTGTGATTGATAGTCTTTTCACACTTCTCTTTTTGTTAGAGGCATTAGTGAAAATTCGTGTTCATGGCTTCCTTGGTTACTGGGCTGATGGATGGAATCGACTTGATTTCTTCCTTGTACTATTAGCATTACCTTCTTGTGTCAACATTTTTAGTAATGTATTTCCTGGAACAAACGTATTGCTTTCATTGAGAACAATGAGGACATTTAAGTCTTTCCGCATGCTGAAATTTATTCCGAATGTTGACAGTCTCGTCAATGGTATCAAATTAGCATTCAAGGCTTCATACATTGTTGCTATAGCACTAATAGTTCTTCTCTTAGTATTTAGTATTATTACAACGTTCTTATTCGGAAGCTCTGCACCTCAATACTTTGGAAATCCAGCTCTAAGCGTATATTCAATTTTCCGTTTGTTCACCATTGAAGGGTGGTATGAGATGCCAGAAGCCATTGCAACCAATAGTGGCACAACAATAGCAATAGTAGCTCGAATCTATTTTTCGGTGCTTCTTTTCTTAGGTGGAATCATAGGAATGAGTCTAGTAAATAGCATTTTCGTTGACGCTATGGCAGCAGACAATAATGATGAGGTTCTCAAAAAACTATCTCAATTAGAAAAGAAAATAGATAACTTAAAAAATAAAACATGATGAAGAAAATATTATTATTACTTGCATTGTTAGTATGCATTGCTTCAGAAGCACAAGACATCAATTTAACAGAGAATGGCTCTTATGAGAAAAAGGAAGTGGTAAGGGTTGACTCAGCTAAAGCACTCGTTTTGTTTGAACGTGCAATGATTGCTTTGAGCGACTGGACTGGCCCAGATGGGAAGGCCAAAGCAGGAATAGACTATCAAGAAAAAGAAACAGGTACAGTGATTTACAAAGGACGATATTCATTAGGGTTTAAGAATTCTTTTCTTGGTGATGGATGGTATCGGTATGCTGAATTTACATTGAAAGTACGTTGTAAAGATGGGCGTGCTCAAGTAACATTAAATGTGCCTTCGGTAACAGCAATCCATAATCGCAATGGTTCAACACGTACTAATAGTGTTGGAATCCTTTTGGATGCTGTAAAGAAATCGAAGGGTGCTAAGCATGAACGGGGTGAGAAACTACTGGAAGATTTAATAGAAACAGCAGATAGTATCTTTTTAGCTATGTGTGAGCGACTTAAAAATGGCGGCCGTAATGAAGACGATTTCTAATCAATAATTGAATTACTGAAAACTCGCGTATGTAGTGATGATAAAGAAAGGATGCAGGGCTTTAAAAGCCCTGCATCAATCTTTTAACCAGTTCAATTCCATAGTGTATGAGTGATTTCATTGCCGCAATATTTCGGTGACTAAAAAGGAAAATAATTGTTTGACGATTGAGAAAAAAGTAGTATCTTTGCAGAATGGGAAAAAATATGTTTGTAAGATGAAGATAGTAGTAGACGATAAGATACCCTATATCCGTGAGAAGTTGGAGATGCTGGCTGACGAGGTGGTCAGTCTGCGTGGTGCTGACATCAAGGCTGACGACGTGAAGGATGCTGATGCGTTGATTGTCAGGACCCGTACCCGATGTGACGAGCAGTTGTTGGCAGGTAGTAAGGTGCAGTTTGTGGCTACTGCCACCATCGGCTTCGACCATATTGACGTCGACTACATGCAACG